CCCATTGTTGCCATACTTTAAATTCCCTATGCCATTGATATTGAACTGGTTAATAATTGATCACATTGATCAAATAATGAGCAGATTATAGCATTAAATGAATATAAACCCCTATGTATAGAATGCAATCGAATATAAAAAGGCGTTTACATGATTGACACTTGTAATGTAAATAGGCTATTTTAGTCATCCCATTTGGGGGCGGGGAAACCGACCTGCAACATTTCATTAATAGAGGATAAGACAATGGATAAATTTACTTTTAACACTGGCCGCGAATATTCAGAGAATGGCCAGCCAATAACAGTGTTTAACATTTTGGAGACTACCAATAAAATGCTTGATTGCCCTGAAACGCTGATATTAATGACTGACCCAGTTCGGGGCATTGATGAATTTATGATATTTTGGGATAGATTCGAGGATATAAAGGAGCATCAAATAATCGAAGCGTATGATTCGCATCATTCAATAGAGCCATACAAAATAGAGCGCAATTATGGGATTGACGCGTTAACAGTTAAAAACGAATTGTTGGGGGGAATGTTCTAATGGACAATTCAGACTTGGCAGGTTTCGCATTTATTGGCTTTCTACTACTACTAGTTAATGCAGCATTTACAATGGGGATTATCTAATGGGCGATATCATATTTTTAGCACTGACAGTTGGTCCAGCACTTTACCTGATCATTAAGGGAGTACAGTAGCATGCATACAAGGCACACAGAGAGAGCCATAGCAATGGCATTTATCAATCATCACAATAAAGAGCTGGCGGCAGAAATGCGCCATTACAAAACAACTCACTCCATCTATACCGATCTAATTGGCGGCGTATATGGCGAAGTTCGGAAGGTTGGCTGCGAGTGTGAGTTAGAGATACAAGGCAGCGAATCATATACGGGCTACCCTTTATTATTTAACTTTGAGGCATAATCTAATGAATAACGCTTACAAGCTACAACTTAAAAAAGAGCAGCGCCGCGAGAGAATCGAGAATATATTCGTTAAAACTGTATGTTATACAGCGGTAGCATTTGGGGGCTTACTGTTTGCCCTCTCTTTCTACTCATTTGCGTTTATCGCACTATCATTTGGTTAATGACTCAAGCCCATTTGAAACAGTGGGCTTTTTGATATTAATCACAAACTAAAGAGGGTTACACCATGGAATACATCAAAAACGATTACGAGCTACAGCAATTAGCATTAAGCATTGCGCTCGAAGCCATAGAAGAAGTCAAAAACCACGGCGGCGATCATTACGAGCTAATAGATCAAGCTGCTGCAAGTAGTGAACACGCTATCTATACATACAAGGCAATCATGCTATGCGCTCACTGCTGCACTGCGGATGCTGAAGAAATGTTAGACGATAACGGAAGCGAGCGTTTCGACTGTTTCGCCCATCATGCAAGCGTATTGGCTGAGGTCACAATTCAAAATGCGGCCGTACAAGCACTGTACGATTTGCGCTCGGAGGTGACAGAAAAAGAAGAGCCAGCCAAAGTAGAGCGCACTATATTACTCACTGGCGCAGAAAAAGATGCTTACATAGCGCAGAGATTTAACAAGGGGCAAGCATTATGAGCATTGAACACGTTTTGACAGTTGATGACTTCCCAAAATGGGCGCTTAGTGCCTTAATCAATGGCGATTATTCAAGTCTAAATTGTGATGACACAATAACCCTTGATAAGTTTTTAGATTATTTTGCCAAAGTTACTCATTGGGATGTAGATATGGAGAGCTTAGAAGATGGCAATTTTAAGCGTTACCCTGTATTTGGATTAGCTACGGATTGTTGCACCGTTAAAGGATACGCAGCGCATGGGGTGACAGTATGAATATGCATATGCTTTATGGCCGTTTTTGTTTGTCCTACAATCTAACCAATAGTGAGTGGTGGGTACAAGATAAGTTTGAACATATGGGCGCTTATGGTCGATATTCTGAAGCCCTTGCCGCGATAGACAATCGAATCGGGGTGACAGTATGAGAGTATTAAACCTATATGCCGGATTAGGCGGAAATCGTAAACTCTGGGAGGGCTGCGAGGTTGTAGCCCTAGAAAGCCACGAAAAAATAGCTGAAGTCTATCAACGCCTATACCCTAACGACACAGTGATTGTCGGGGATGCCCATGAATACTTGCGCCAACATTTTAGGGATTTTGATTTTATCTGGTCTAGTCCACCATGCCCGACCCATTCCAGAATGGCAAAAGCTACCCGCCACAAAAACAGGAACTACCCCGATATGGGGCTGTATCAGGAAATATTATTCTTACAGCACTTTTATAAGGGCAACTGGGTTGTTGAGAACGTCAAACCATTCTATGATTTTTTAGTCCCGCCTACTGTCACTGTTGGAAGGCATTGTTTTTGGTCTAACTATGATTTTCATGCTGAAGATGTTAAACGCCCTGACAATTTTATTAATCTGGCTAATCTGGCCGGGAAACGGGCTTTAATGGATTGGCTAGGCATACACTACCCAGAGAATATATATTACAAGGGGAACCACTGCCCCGCGCAAATCCTTAGGAACTGCGTACACCCCAAACTAGGGCTTCAAATATTCGATCAGTTAAGCTACTTATAGCTAGGCGAGGGTCTCCTTTTCCCTTTGAAGTCGGGCTGGCCCACCGTGCCGAATACGGGCCTTCTAGCCTCCTTTTTAGGGGGCTTTTTAATACCCCTAGCATTGGTATAGGTTGCCCCCTTCAAACGTCTTAGAATGGATTACAGGCGCTTTTTCTCGGTGTTTATGAGCCTAGATAGATACCATTGCGCCTTTTCCAGCGATTCTACGCCGCCTTTATCCTTGTAGCGCCATAAATACTTTAAAACGCATGCTTTACAGTGACCGGCAAACGCTTCCTTCGACATACTCGATTCTATCGCATCAATGCACTCAATTCCGCCCTGATTGTAATGTGGTGGTTTATTGACCATGTCCAAATTCCCTGCCAAGGCGCTTTCTTGGATTGTCGAAACTGGCCTAGGTTCTATCGCTGGGTGTTTTTTCTGCAATTTTTCCCACTCACTCATTTTGATCACCGTATTTTGCTTTTAGGTAGTTAAGACTGACTGGCAATTCATCGCAGCCACCATACGCAACTTCGTTTAACATCCAAATTCCACGCCATGACAAATTAGTCTGTGGAGTCAAATAGTCTTCATGCCCCTGATAAAAGATGCCAGCGAATAGTCCTAGAATATTGGTTCCATCCGCTCTACGCGCATAAGCTATGTCTCGATCTTGAACATGGCCCATTACGCAACTCATCATCTTTTTGGATAACATATTCCTAGCACTGCTTACGGGCCTTCCCATAATCCCAGAAGTGAAGTAATGCGAATACGCCATGCCATCTATCACTGCTACTTCTAGAAAATCGTAAACTTCCCAGCCCATTTCCTCTAGTTCCAGGTCATCATAGCCAATTAATCCATCAAGTTTGGAGTCACTTTCAATGGCCCTGCCAATGCGCTGCTCGTGATTACCCAAAGTAAACACCATCCGTGGGTTCCATTGCTTTTGTTTGTTTATCCTTAACCGCTGCTGCTCAGTGCGTATAGGCTCTAAGAATACTTTCATAGCAGCAATACCTGCTTCTATGTCATCCGTATATCGCCTACCTTCAAAACTTTTCTTGCCCACGTCCCATGATGACAAGCTGGGCATGTCCCAATGGTCGCCAATGTGTACGATAACATCAGGCTTTTTCTCTGCTGCGTACAAGCCAGCCCATTTTAAGTGGTCAGTTGGGCTATTAGGTTTTACCTGTGTGTCTGGAATAATCAAATGTTTCATTCTTTGCTCCATAAAAAAAGCGCCACTATGGGCGCTCTAAATCGTCTTTCGCCACTGCGGCTAACCCGCATACAACGAATATTATCATATAAATCAACACTTTAACCACCACCCAGACCAATTGAGAGCATATTATATAGACTCTTCGGATAGGCACAAATGTATTAGATTGATTCATCACATGACTGTAGGTAATGACAAATTTTCTTGAACAGGTTGTATAGCACCAAATTTTTGCGCTCTAGTTAAATCCACCTGCATCTGCATTGCCTTTTTCTTTATGTATTCAAACTGGTCTAAAAATTCTTCCATAATTATGCTCTCAAGGCAGAATGAATAGTCAGCTTCATAAAAAGGCTTAGTGCAGCGATCCTCTATGAATAAACCAACATCTTCCGGCAAAGGAACATCATAATAATCAGATTCCCCATTGGTTCTAAGCACATATAGCATCTGCGGCTCTTTGTGTCCTACAGTATGATCCCTAGGGATGTAGGTAATCTTAATTATACTGCTTAATTCTTCTTCCATAATATTAATCCTATATAAATGACCCGTTGACAGCCACGGGTGGGTCAAGCCCGATCACAGGTCGAGGGAGACCCGGCTTACAAAACCACTGCAATCGCAAGTATTACCAGCAAATACACAATTTGTGCATTGCTTAAATTTGATTGCGCCATCAACCACTGCTTCATAAGCTGGCGATTGGCAAATTTGTGTGCTTGTTTAATTTTATCCTTCATACATTACCCCTAAAAAGGTATGTCTTCAGTGATAGGCTCGGCAGTCGATGCTGCTGCTGGTGCGCCACCTTCAACAAACATTACCTTACAGTTGCCGAGGATAGGCGGGCGCTCTTTGTTAGCTTCACGCTCTTCTTTACTCTGCGACTGGGCTATGAACCCGTGGTTGCCGTACTGATCTTCTTGGCTTGGGTCAACAAAGGTAGTCAGGTTCATATAAGTACCCTTTGCGCCTTTGTACAGTAGAGCCTTGTCGATCTTGGTTACGTCAATTGAGATGTTGATTCCTATTTTACTCATGCTAAATTCCTCACTTCGGAAATGATTTCGGTTGCGGCCAGCAATACTTGCTCTGCCAAGTTGTCAATGAACTCTTCATCACGCTCTACACGCACTATAAAGGGTTCTTTCTCAGGGTGATAGGACATAAATTCCCACCACTTACGCTCAGTTATCCACATACAGCCTTGGACTTGAGCATAATGCTTTGTGGGGCAGACTCCTTTCTCGCTCCACTTGTCATGGTTTCCAGGTGCTGGGCATTTAATCTCAATGCCGCCATCTTCACCTATTAGGCCATCAGGACTACAGCCAAACTCACCGCTATTATCAAGGATAAACCCTACTTCCTGCACTTCGTTGTCAGTGATCAGAGTGTACAAATTACGGGCATCAGGCTCAAGTTCATTGCCACGGGTCATCCAATCTGTAACGAACACAGGGGCAGACATACCAGATATGCGCTCAATGATAAGCGAGTTAATGTAGTCATCAGCCGATGCACTTGGCTTGCCATTGGACTTAATTAACTTATGGAACTGACTGGCGCTAGGTCTGCCTAACCTTGCGTCCAGCCATTCCTGACTGCCCTGTTCAGCTTTTAGTATTTGCATCAGCTTTGCGCTTCAGTGCTGATAGTGCCTGATCGAACTGCACAGCTTTCATTTGGTCAACAGTCGAACATTTGAATACTTTACAGAACTTCTCAACATCAGACTCCGTAATTTCAAGCAATGCTTTTAGCTGCGCTGACTGATTACTGTCTATAGGCGCATCCTGTACTGCACTGGGCAAGTCTTCACCAGCGTATATGTATATGCCCAAACCGTGCATCGCTATTGCTTTAACTAGACAGCGCATTCTGGCATCAGAAATGTCGCGGGTACTAGGGTTGGCTATACTCTTATTGCGGTTGTCCATGACTGGCAAAAACATACTGTGCGTCTTACCCTCAACAGTCACTGAAACATGCACTTCACAAGTTTCATTATCCAAAAAGATAGGCGGACAGAAAGCATAAGTCGAATCAGGGTAATGCTCCATCAGTGTCTGCCATGCCCAAGCCCATGATAGATAAGATAGGTTGCCCTTTTTCTCTACGTTTTTGCTACAGTCGATAGCGGATAAGGTCTTCCATACATTGCTCATGCTACTGCCTCCTCGATATATAATTCTTCGTTTTTCTCTAGGTCATCAAGCATCCCTTTTACCAGAGACCGATATTCTACATTTTGAACCATAGACTGAATAATAATTCTATGCAAAGTCGAGCCAGTTATTTCCACTGTTCCATACGCAGAATTAAGGACTGCTTTTGCCTGATATAAGTTATTAGGCATTTTAACTTTGACGTTTTTTATAAGACGTTCTTTTATGTCAATTTTTAGGTCAGGTCTATGCTCTATGCCGTTAATTTTTATGCTCATAGCTCTTCTCCAGAATTTTTTGCGTACTCATATTGCATTTGCTCCCACTCTGTTGACTGAGCGCCAGCATTTTCAGCAGACTCGTATGCTTTGGCGTAGCCTTCGTAGTACTTATCATCTTCACCATCCATAGCGGCATGCCCGTGGACACAATCGTACTCGCCACGTTCAAAGTGCGACATTAGATCATTAAGGAAGTTATGGAAGTAATCCATGTTGTCACATGGGCTGCCTGTGCGTTGGGGGGATTCGTATTGCTTCATTTGTGTAGCCTCTTTGTGTGTTTGTGGGGTTTATTTTACACAAGTAAAAATAAAATACAACTACTCTTGTAAATTAAATTACAACTGCTATGATGGAAACTCACTAACTGGAGTTTAAAATGGATATCAACAAATCAATCAACTACTACATGGCGAAGCACGAGATGATCCAGGCTGACCTTAGCAGGAATTGCAGCTTATCTTCTGGGGCTATCTCTTTGATCAGAAATAATCACCGCGCACCATCATTCCCAACGCTTATTATTCTAGCTGATATGTTTAAAGTGAAGCTTTCAGAGTTCATTGCGGCTGGTGAGTGAGATGGACAAGCCATCGTACTACGCCATCCTGACTGCGGATGTCAGGTATGACAGAAATTTAAAGCCTTTAGCTAGGTTGTTGTTTGCAGAGATTACTGCGCTGTGCAACAAAGAAGGTTACTGCTGGGCCAGCAATCAATACTTCGCTGATCTTTATGAAGTAGATAAGACAACTGTAAGCGGGTGGATAGGACAACTAAAGGCGCGAGGATACCTGACAGTACAACTTCAGTACAAAGAGGGTAGTAAGCAAATTCTTAATAGGTATATTAAAATTAATGGGGAGGGTATAGACGAAATAACCAAGACCTCTTTCCAAAAAGATGTAGACCCTATTGACCAAAAGACCAAAGTTAATACTAAAACTAATACTAAAACTAATATTACAGTTAATAATGTGGATGATTTTGATTCATTCTGGAAATTCTACCCAAGGAAAGCAAGCAAGGACGCAGCAAGAAAGGCATGGATAAAGCTACGACCTGATGTACATGTTATGCAGATGATCGCTGATAACGTGAAAGAGAGGGTTGAGAAGGGTGAATGGCGCAAGGACAACCAGTCATTCATACTCCATGCCAGTACATACTTAAACCAAAAGCGTTGGGAAGACGAAGTTGTTGACCAACAAACCCAAACACAAACCAGAACCAACCCTGATTCGATGAAGTCTATCTCCGTAATGGATAAGATTACTGACAGATCATGGGCTGAATGAGGGAAAACAATGTGGATATTACCAACGAACTACCCACTGTCATCGCTTTTTGTGCAGGATATGGTGGAATCGAAAGAGGACTTGACCTTGCCGGGATTGAACATAGAGTCATCGCTTTTCTGGAGATCGAAGCCTTCGCCATTGCGAACTTGGTTAACAAGATGGAAGACGGGATCATACCTCCCGCACCTATATACACGGATATTAAAACCTTCCCATCGCACTTGTTTCGAGGAAAAGTTAGCATCCTCACTGGCGGATATCCTTGTCAACCTTTTAGTGCAGCAGGAAAGCGACTCGGAGCAGATGACCCAAGACACTTGTGGCCGCACATCAGGCGACACATCGAAGCAATTAGACCTGCTAGATGCTTCTTTGAAAACGTTGAAGGTCACATCTCGCTTGGACTCTCCAGCGTCATCAGCGACCTGGAAGAAGATGGCTATCAAAGCGCGTGGGGAATATTCTCAGCGCGTGAAGTTGGCGCACCACACCAGAGAAAGCGCGTCTACATCTTGGGCAACTCCAAACACCATGGATTATCTTCCTCAGAGATCAGAAGAGGCGCTAGTTCGGCAAGCAACAACACAGCGCAAAGGCAGGACGCGGCCAGCAAATTTGCGGGAGCAGGTCAACCCAAAAGCGGTGGCGATATATCAAACCAATTGGCCGACACCATCTGCTCACGAAGCGCGACTGGGATACCAGGATCGGAGCGACCCAACCAAGAAGGGAACGCAGGAATCACTGACAACCGTGATAGTGAACAAGGCCGGTGGCAGATCGGTATGCACTGGCCACCTGAACCCGGACTGGGTCGAGTGGTTGATGGGTGTGCCGACCGGGTGGACAGAATTAGGCTCCTGGGAAACGGAGTCGTACCAGCAACAGCCGCCAAAGCGTGGCTAACATTAAATGAGGAATTATTATGAAACAGCATGAGCGAGTATTACAGTATTTAGAAAACGGTAAGACTATCACTACTTTAGACGCATGGCGTGAACTGGGAATCACCAGGCTGGCTGCCAGAGTGTACGAAATGAAACAGCTAGGGCATCCTATCCAAAAGAATACCATCACGGTGACTAACAGATTTGATGAGAAGTGTAGTATTGCTGAATACTATTTGGAGGAAACGTAATGGAAATTTCAAATGAAGCTGATTACACCAGCTATGGCGGCAACAAAAATCACGACAATCGAAAGCAGGTAAAAGTGCAATACATTGGCACTAAATCTACTGTGTTGGTTACTGGTGAGTATTACACCTACAAAGAATTAGCTAAAGTTTGCAATATGTGCGTGAAGACTATGCAACATAGGGTCTGGGGTGACAGTGTTGGCCTTAACAGATACGCCAATGACAATACTATTCGACCTTTGTTCACCAAGTCTGATGGGGTTCCGCTGGGAGGAGGTAACGAAGAGCTAAAGAACCACACACCATCTGCAAAATGTAAGCATGAAGCGCAAAATGTATCGACAAGGTGGCTAAATATTAAACTAACAACCATCAACCCTAACTACACCAACAGGCAATGGAGGTAATCATGCGATTCAGCGGCGATGCTCAAACAGTAAACAGCAAAGAATCTCTGGATAAGTGGATACGATTCTCAACTGAGATATTCCATGAGAAGAAGTACGTTACGTTTAAGTATTCGCTGGGCAAACCGAGAACCATTAAGCAGAACAGTGCTATGTGGGTATTCTGCCGGGACATAGCAGACCGCTGCAATGCTGCTGGCTATGGAATGCAAACGATTAGCCCGGTGTTGTCTAAGCCGATAGAGACTGAATGGACTGAAAGAAGTGTTATGAATTACATCTGGATGGCCGTTCAGACTGCTATGTTTCCTGAGAAAAACCACAGTAGTGACGAGCTAACCACTACAGAAGTTGCTCCTGTGGCCGAGACTATCATCAAATATTTAGGTGAAAAATATGGCGTACACGTTTTATTCCCTGATAAGGATTTTAAAAATGGCAATTAAAAGAGATGCGGCTGACAAGTGGTTTAGCGATGTTGCAAGAAAATCTAATGGACACATTTGCCAGAATTGCGGAAAAATGTCCGGAAGAATGGAGTGCGCCCACATCTATGGTCGTGCAGCCAAGTCAGTGCGCTGGTCATTGGACAACGCTGTGTGCCTATGTCATTACTGCCACAGGACGTTTACTGCCAACCCTATAGCCTTTAACGACTGGTGCTTGGAACTGCTGGGAGAGGGCCATATGGAGCTTCTAAGGGAGAAATGGAACGTATTGATGCCCACCACTAAATTATTACGGGCAGAGATAGCCAAACACTACCGGGAAGAGTTCAAGAAAATGGATGCAGATGCTAATTACACGCCGATATCGTATAATTGACAACTAAAATTGGGAGAACCCTATGTCTACTGGATTTATAAACGAGTTAATCAGGAAGTGCGACCACAATAATCTACCTGATTACAAGCAAACACTGTTTAATATCATTGAGTCTATGCTTTATCTGGACGCTAAACCGATTGATGCCAGAGAACAGCTTGACCAGCTATGGGCAGACCTAGAGCTAGAGATAGATTTGTTAAGTGAACCGCCTGATGAAGAACAATTAGGTTTGCTTAATCCTACTTTTGATGTAGACTAACTGTGTGATGACCTCTGTGGTTGATCACATTCTCGTTCGACCCGCCTAACTCGCGGTAGCTTACCCAAGCTTTTAGCCTCACTATGTGGGGCTTTTTTTTGCTATAATGTAAAGGTCAGTAACACCACGCTACTGGTACGCTTTTCCTAGTATCTAGATGTACAAAGTTCTTATGCAGCCCTATACCAGTAAATCCCATCGCTGGTGCTTTCTCAATGATGGCAAAGGCTTCTGCTCCGTTGTTAACCTTGATGTCACAGGCAATGCCTTGGGCATGAGTTCCAGGATTTTTTTTGGCTGCTTCAATGCTATGGGTCTTATCCCTATAACCACTGGTAATAATGAACGGGAAGCCACAGACATGCCTAAGTTCGTCAAGCCGCCACAGGAATACATCTGACATTTCATTGTTCCCGGTCTCCTGACAGTCAAAGTCTGATAGTTTAAAGTATCTCATTTCTCTCTCTGTACACCTTTGGTCTTCTCAACTGTACGCATAGCACCTAGTCCTAGCATACCCATCAGCACAGTAGTAAGCAGGGAGCTATCGACAGGAGGTACTGTGTACCATATGCCAAGAATAGGGGATAGGATAGTAGAGTACATTAGAGCAAATCCGCAAATCCAACCAATAGCAGGTCGCCAGCCAGCCACAAACATGTTCTTGTGTGCAGCCTCTACCTTGTTAACTTCCAACTGGCCCTTTGCTAACTCTTGAGCATGGCGTTCTGCCATCGTGCTGATCTCGTGAGACAACTTAGCCTTAACATCTTTGTCTAATATGAACTTGTCTAGCAGGTTAGAAACTGGGCCTATCAATGCTTGCAACATATTATTGTATCCACTTAGCTACGGCAAATATGGAGATAATCATGGGGTACATCATCCATAACATGCGCTCTAGTTTATTAAACCTTTGTGCGCCATCATCAAGCCTACGTTCGATGTTGGAGTAGCGTTCAGCACACAGAGTTTCATGCGCTTCCATGCGGGTGATAGTATCTTCTGCCATATTAGAATCCATAATAGTAGGCTGCGGCAAACGCTGCTAATAAAAGCAAGCCACCGCATATGTTTTTAACAATATCTTCATGCTTAGATTGCAGTCTAAGTTTAGCTAGGCGTTGTTTCTCTAGCTTATCCTTATGATCAATAAGAGAACGATGCTGTATGGCAAGCATGTCACGCCAGACCTCACGGGGAGTGATCTTCTTTAGCGCCTTCTCTTCTTCACGAATAGCATTCTTAGCCCATGCCAACTCAAGAGCCTCGCCTTGAGTCAGTATATGATCACCAGTTTTAGCAGCCTGTTCGATAGTTTCTACTGCTGCTTTAGATTCTGTCAGCGTAGAGAAGATGCCAGCAATGTCAGACAGGTGACTACCAGATTCTTTAACAGTTTTAATACCTGCGTTAAGAGTCTTTAAAGCACCTACTACTAAACTGATCTCTGCTATCATTTAATGTTACCCAGCTAATTGAGAACGGAGGTAAGCGCACTCTAATGCTAGTGCTTCTTCATAGCGTATACCGTAACGATCTGCTTTGGGATACTCTTCACCGTCTGCTAGAGCAATAGACTCATCATCCCACTCGTCATAACATAAAAGCCCGTAAGCGAATGCGTCCAGACCTTCAGCCTCAAATGCAGCTTTAACCTGCTGTGCAATTAAACCAAAGTGCCAGCGAGCGCCATCATTTTTAGTTTCTACAGCGTCATTCCACTTGTACTGTACAAAGTTAACATTGGCCCATGCTCTTAATACCGCAGCATCAATGGCTCCTATCTGCTGCTTCTCTCGCTCATCAGATGTATTGATAGTACCTGTGCCAGCAAAAACCACAGACCAGCGATAGATAGAATCACCACAGCTAATTACGTTGTCATGCGTAGGGCGAAACTTGTTAGTTTCAATGATAATCCCCTGTACTGCTTGTTGGTTCCAGAGGTTTAACTTTCCCTCTAATTGACTGACGGTATTTTCTAACCAATCCGTACCCCAGTCTTTAACAATAACTTGTGCCATAATAATTCCTAGTAAGTTTGGATTGTACTTTCAACAATTTTGTACTTGAACTTTACGATTGAACCGGGTGCAATACTATAATTGCCAAGCCCAGCACTAGTAAGGTTGTGCAGGTAAACACTAAAAGTATTGCTGAAATTAGCGCCAGTAGTATTAGTAAAAACTATTTGCCTAAAGTTCATAAACCCTGTGTTATCCAGCACTGTTGAAAAATTAGAAATTGGGTTTAAATTTGAATCAACAGAATCAATCCTTAATACAAGACCCTCTGTTCCAGTACCTGAACCGCCTGTAGGAAACTCTACTGCATATAAAATTAATTGCTGGCCGGACGTATTGCCTAATGAATCAGTGCTTCCCGCTAAAGTGTAAGGAATGCTAACAGCTAGATTAAGATTACCGCCTTGAGCTATGACGCTAGGGAAAGTTAAGCACTGCACATACTCTGTAACGCCACGCTGCACTAACGTACCAGTGCGACCAGTAATAATGTTGTCTGTAGTAATAACACCAGAGACAGCCTTAGATGTGCCAAAGCTTGCAGCGGCAGCAGCAGTTACACCTACGCATGAAATGTTACAATCTACATTAATTAATTGATTATCGTATGCAATTAATCCTGTACGGTTTGCAGTTAAATAACCTGGCCCTACAATGTTAGTAGCAAAGTCTACAAAGCGATTGCCATATACCTGCGCTCCATCACCTAGACATCTTTCAATCATGCCTCCACTAACGCTAACTGTTTCGCAGTTATAAATTAACAAACCAGTTTCAGGGTTTTGAACACTAGGAGTACGCAATACTAACCCTGCTTTAACAAAGTCACAGCCTGTAATTGTTAACTGAGAAATGCTGTGGAAATAGCAGAGCGTTTGACCTGACTCAAAAAAGTGACTATTAGATATGTTTATAAAGTTACTAATCTGATTGATGCCACCGCCAACATCGTACATGGCAGAGATATAGCTACGATAAATAACAGCATTGTTTAACACTAATCCATCTAAGCTAGTAGTGTGTATACCGTAGTTCATTTTAATTAAAGAGATGTCAGATATTGTAAAGTCAGCAGCAGCATCTTCAGTTTTAAGAAAATAATTACAATCTTTAGCTGTGAGGTTTTGCATAGATGCTTTAACAGCAACCCGTGATGTTAATAGTGCTACCTGCAAACCTGCTGTAACTCCAGAGTTTAATACTACAGTACCGCTGCCAGTACCTGCTCCAGTAACAGTATATGTATTAGTTGCTTGGACTATACCATTAACATAAACAGCCATTTGTGAAACATCGGGTAACAGCCAATTATAAGTATAAGTTGTTTGCCCAGAAGTCGCAGTATAATAAACCTCATAAGATTCATTAAATATGCACTTATCTAAGTTCATAAAGTCTAGGCGATCTAATATAAGCTCTGCTGTAAAATTCAAGTTAATCGCATGAGTATTAGCAGGGAATACAGGAGGCGCACCGTATGCAGCCTGAGAAATAACCGCAGAAGCAAAAGACATCTCTTCAATGGAGCAACCAAACGCTGTTACGTTAGTACTTTTGTCAAAAGAGAACGCTGTAACGCCATTGCTTACACGGATAAGAGTTGCGCCTGAGAAAACAGTAGGGCTAAAAGAACTTGTATAGCCATTGAAGTTAGCGCGGCCAGCACCCAGCATGCGGATGCCTTTAGTAATAAACACCCCAGTAGAGATCAAGAACTCACCTTTAGGGATTACAACAGTACCACCGCTAGGCAGACTGTTAATGGCTAACTGGATAGCTGGGCCATCGTCAGTAGTACCGTCCCCTTTCGCACCAAAGTCCAGGACATTAACACTTGCCCCAGAGATCATGCGGTTTGTTGCTTTGATTAACGCCATCTTTATAACTCCGGTCTTGTATCAGGGAATCCATTGATGTATTCGCCATCATCATTTTGATCAGGCCAATCACGCAATGCTGCACGATAAGCAAGAATAGCGGCTGCATTCGGGTAGTCGGATACTGTCGCTGCTATGTCAGTGCGAGCTAGTTCATCATTGCGCCAAAAGATTGCTGCTGATGTTGGCGAGACATGGTCTGCTTGAATTACTAAAGCCATTATTTAATCCTTATGTAGTTTTGTAAGCCTTCAGCTATTTGAGAAGCTGAGCCGTTAGTGTTAACGCCAATTTGGGGTGAGTATTTGTATGCAGTTTTGTTCTGACCAATAACCCAAACTGATGACCCTTGCGCCCCCGCGCCATAAGGCGTTGTTTCTTGACCAGCAAAAGAAAAAGACTTATTTTGGTATACAAATGAACTGTTATAAGCGTAAGCCGTATCAGTAGTTGCCCCAATTACCCAAAAATAAGTACCATCCCACGCTATTCCAAAGGGTGAAGAGTCTTGACTAGATACCAAAAAATTACCTATATAAGACCCTGATGCACTATACTTATAGACTCTTGCCGTACTGTTATTAATTACATAAAAATGTGTACCATCCCAAACAGCATCGCGGGGGCTGGTGTTTTGACTTATACTAATACTTACATTTTGATACGCACCTGAAGTGTTGTATTTAAACAAGGCTTGTTGACTATATCCGACCACCCAAAGATGGCTGCCATCCCATACGATACTTTGTGGATTGGATGTCTGGCTTGAAACAATAAAATTACTTTGAAACACACCTGAAGCGTTGAATTTATATACATAATTATCAGTAGCAACTACCCAAAAATAAGTACCATCCCACGTTATTGACTTTGTAACCGCACTACCAGTACTAGGGGCAAAGTTAATAAGAGCATTTGAATATGCAAAACCTGCTGTGGCATCAGGGTAAGTAGTTAAGTCTGATTCAGTTACACCACCCTTGAGATACACACGACCATCGTCTACAGTAATCAGACTGTCTGATGAGTTTATATTTATTGTTTCGTTGATTATTGAATCGCCAAAACTACCTAAAGAAACAGCCATTATTTAATCCTCACATAGTTTTGTTTGCCTTCAGTCAAGGGTGTACCCGTTTCACTCACAACGCCAATTTGACTGATGTATTTGTAAACTCCATTAGCAGTGTCATCCACCACCCAGTAAGCTGAATCTGCAAACACTACGCCTGTGGGTCTTGTTCCTTGAGCGGCAACACTTAGTGTCACACCAGCGTATACGCCCGCAGCACTGAACTTGTAAAGGCTGTTATTTTGCCGCCCACACACCCAGAAAAAGCTGCCATCCCATGTGATGCCTTGTGCGTTGTTGTCTTGTGCAGTAATGGTATAAACTACGTTCTGGTAGGTTCCACTTATGTCGTATTTATGAATAGTTGAAGCACTACCGTTTCCGCTTAATACATACAAATATGTACCGTCAAACCCTATTCCTTTAGCAGTAGTTGTTTGAGAGGCTATAGAAAAGTCACTTTGAAATACACCCGCTGAATTGAATTTATAAACTTTATCATTCTGAGTACCGACCATATAAAAATCTGTACCCACAATAACTACACCAAACATATTAGTGTCTTGACTTGCCACAGAGAACGTCACGTTTTGGTACACGCCTGACGTGGAATACTTAAAAATTGAGTTACTAGTAGAATCTAGCACCCAAAGATGGGTACCGTCATAAGCAATGTCTGCCTCATTAGTCACCTGACCTGCTGTGCTAAAAGTTGTACCAGTGTACGCAAGGGCTGATGTAGCATCAGGATATGTAGCTACGTCTGTCTCAGTAACACCACCCTTTAGATACACACGCCCATCAGCAAGAGTAATCAAATTTGCTGTTGAATTTATATTTATTGTTTCATTAACTTCTGAATCTTTGCGAACTCCTAAATTAATAGCCATCTATAGTTCCTCCCACCCTATGGTTGCATCCACGAAAACTAGAGTTGCGCCGTTGTCAGCTATTAATGTTCCATCTGCTGTTTGAGAGTTAATGTTTGAGCCATTCCGACCCACGGTTACAACACCTGTACCAGCATTCTTGATGAACACCACGTTGCCCGCTGAAGGGCTTGCAGGCAGGGTGATTGTCACTGCGCTGCTAGAGTTGACAATAAGCTGGTCTTTGGTAACTGCTGTGTAGTTTCCAGTCTTGACGGCAAAATCGTTGAAAGCACCACCAATGGTTGCAAAAGCTAACGTGCCAGAACCATTCGTTGTAAGGCTTTGACCTGCTGTACCGTCAGTGACATTTAGCCTTGCTATGTCAACAGAGTTGTCAGCTATCTTATCCG